GACCATGCCGTTGCGGAGGCCCTCGGACGTTCCCGCCTCGTTGACCTTCACGAAGCGCGGGTCGCGGAGCATCACACCGTGGAGGTCGGGGGTGATGACGACGGAACGGCCCTGAGTGGACACGTTCGCCTTGTCGAGGCGGACCTTGAGCGGCACCAGCACGTTGTCGTACGCCTGCGTCGGGGTCGCCGCGGAGACGCTGATCGAGCCGAGCTGGTTCGCCGACTGGATCGACGTGTAGAAGCTCGACAGGTACTGGTCGACCACGTCGGCGAAGCCGAACGCGGCCTCATCCTTCAGCTGCTCCATGATGCCGCCGAGCGCCTGGCGCTTGTCGACGTCGTCGATCTGGAAGGAGAAGTACTTCGCCTGGTCGACGACGAGGGTGCGCTGCGAGTCGGCGACGGTCTCGGGGGAGATGTTGGTCACACCCGGGACGTAGTTGCCGATCGTGGGGCGACCCACTGAGGTGATGCGGACGGTGTCGCCCGCCTCGGCGATCTCTCCCTCGTAGTCACGGTTGATGAACGCCGTGTAGACGAGGGCCTTACGCAGGGCGACGAGGAGCAGGGGGCTCCAGATCTCCGGCTTGAACTTGTTGAACGCCATGGTGGCGTCTCCTTTCGGTTGTTAGCCGAGCAGGTGCTTGAGCTTTCCCTCGCGGTAGGCCTTGTCGATCTGCTCGGGCGTCATCTGCGCGAGTTGCGCTTCGGTGATTTGGCCTGTTTCCCCGGTCCCGCCGGAGGTGTCGACCGAACTCGCGCCAGCCGCCCGGGCTGCCTTGAGTGATGCGTCGGCGGCCACTGCAGCGTCGATAGCTGCCTTGATCGCCGGGCCATCAGAGGGATCGATTCCCTTGATGGAAGTCAGGAATTTGGTGGAGTCGAGCAGCTTGTCGGGGTTGGCGATGTTGCCTGCTGCCTTGTACACAGCGAGCTCGCGTGCGGCGTTCGTCGCGGTCTGCTGTGCTGCGGTGAGGAGCGCTGCGGGGTCCTTCTCCTCGGGGGCGAGACCAGCGGCCTTGAGGATCGCCTGGGTGCGCGTCTCGGCGGCGGTGGCCTTCACCCGGTTGTCGCCGGCTTCCTTGCGGAGGTCGCTGATGATCTTCTGCGCGGCGGGGTCGAGGGACTCGATCTTGCCGTCCCATGCCGGGGGTGCGTCCGACGTCTGCGATCGTGTAGCCGAGTCGGTGGACTCGGTCTTACCTTCCGCCTTCGTGTCGGTCGCGCTGGTGTCGGTGGACTCGCCACCTGCACCGTTCTCGCCGTCGGCGAAGCGGAGGCGGAGGTTCTTGTAGTTGTCGAGCATGGTGCGGTTGAACACGGTTGTTCTCCTTGTGGACGCCAGGTCCGTTGAGGGTGGGGATTACCCGCGCCAGGCGGGACTACATGGGGCGTGCGCCCGGAGGGATTTGAACCCCCGACCAGCTAGACGCGCGGGGGCCAGTTCCAGTGACCGGGCGTCGGAGTCTCCGCGAACGGCAGCCCGACGGCGAAGAACAGCCCGGTGGGGTTCAGCACCGCGGCATCAACGGTCACGGTGATGACCTCGTGCGCGTCCGTGCTGTCAACGTCGCTCCGGTGAATGGCGGTGATGACCGCAGCACGAGGCTCGGGCAGGAACTCGCCGCCAGGGGTGCCGTAGGACTGGTAGTGGACGATGCGGCCGATGGTGGGCTGTTGTTCGGCCATGGGATTGCCGCCTATCTGATCGGGGTGGGGAGTTTGATGCGCGGGTCGGTGAGGTCGATCTGCTCGCGGCGTGACTGACGGTTCAGGCCAGTGGCGGCGGCGACGAACTCACGCACCCGCTTCTGTGCCTTCCGCACATCGGCTGTGGCGAGCTTCTGAGCCTCGGGGTCGATCGCATATTCGAGGGACCGTTTCGCCTTCCGCACCTCGAGCTCCAGACGGCGCTGCTTCTGCGTCAGCTGGTAGGCCTCGTTCAGTTCCGGCGTCCACGCCTGCGGTTCGCCCAGCACAGTGATGCCCGCGAAGACGGGGATGAGCACGTGCTTGCAGTTGGGGTGGAACAGACCCGCGGCGGTCGCCTGCGCGATCGTCGCATCCACATGCATGACCGGGTTGTCGATCACCCCGTCGGTGAGTACACGGTGCTGCCAGGGGAGGCAGTACGGGCACGGATGCCCATCGTCGGGGACCGAGAAGTAGTGGACTCCCATCGCGTGCATCCGCGCCAGGTGCGAGGCGTTGTAAGCCCGGGTTGCGGCGGTGCGGACTGCCATCTCCACGTAGGAGGACAGCGCCCAGTCGCGACCCGACTTGTCGGTGAAGCCAGTCACTCCGGAGGCGGTGAAGACCCGCCACGCCATGGCCTGAGCCTGTGCAGGGGTCACACCGTTGGCGAGCACCTGGTAGATGCCACCGTGCGGGGCGATGAACTTGTACACGTCATCTGGGAGACGGGTGATGCGGAACCGGACGTCGGCGAGCTCTGACTCGATGTCGGCGCGGATCGCGTTCGCAGATCGTTCCCCGTGCGGCATGGAGAAGTCGAAGAAGTTGTCCTCGCTGGCGTCGAGCGCCTTCCCGAGCGGCGGAGGCGGTGTGCCTCCATCCGCGACAATGTCGGCACCGGGGATGATCGGGCGTTGTGCGCGCGGTACTCGCTCGAGCGCCTTCCCGACAGCCTCGATCGCGTCCTGCGCGCCTTCGTTCACCGCGGCGGTGATCATCTTCGCCGCGAGCGGGTTCGACGTGTAGATCAGCCGTGCAGTGACCTGCCGTGCGAGGCGACGGATCTGCGGCATGGCCGCCTGCAGCCCCTCCAGCGTGGCAGGGGTGCGTTTCAGGATGCGGGTGATGCCGGAGAGCAGCTGCCGTTCAGCGAGGGCGTACAGGGCCACGAGGGTAGCCGCGTACTTCTCGGAGTCAGGCTGCTGTGGCTCCGTCATCGTCACTCTCCGGGTCATCGAACGGGCTCATCGCCGGGTCGGGGAGAGCGTGGGCGAATTCGTCCTTGATGCGCTGCACCTCTTTGGACTTCTGCTCTTCGTCCCAGTCGGGGTGAAGGATCTCCACACGCTCTTCGACAGATGCCGACTCGGAGGTGAACAGCGACTGCACGTACTGGCCGAGCTTCACCTGCGACTCCTGCACCCCATCGGAGAACTCCACCGTCAACTCGGTGACGATGTTGCCACCGGAGAAGAACTGGTTATCGACGAGGAGCAGCTTGGTCAGGTGCTCGACCAGTGCCGGGTTCCATTCGCGGATCTTCCGCGCCCGGGTCATCAGCGAGCGGCGTTCCTTCGACTCGATCTCCGTCGCCGTCTTGTCGCCGCCACCCTCCGGGTTCACACCGAAGGTCTGCACCGAGTAGCCGGCCATCTGCAGAATCTGCTCGATGATGGTGTCGGCGGTTGCTTTGTACTGGTCGGGGTCGAACGTCGGCTGGAGGACCTGCACCCGGTCAGCGAGCGACGGTGATGCGGAAGGCCCAGAGCCGAGAGTCGCGTCCGTGTTGACGTACGTCTCCTGGTCGAGGTTCACCACCGTGCCCTTACCGGGCCCAGCAGACTTGACGAGGTCCTTCGACATCATCACGCGAGCTCGAGCAGCACGGCGGGCGCGCATCCAGTCCGACATGGTCTCAGCCAGCTGGTCGAGGAGGTGCTCGACACCGTCGAGGTCGGACCGGCCGAGGTGACGACCGATCGGGTCTGTGCGCCACATGCGGTTCGGGGTCTGATTCGGCACGTACGTGACCGCGAGGCCCGGGGTGGCGGTGTCGATGCTGCCTTCGACGTTCAGATCGTCGTGGGCGGCCATCGCAGCCGTCTCCGGCAGTGCGGTGAGGCTGATGCGAGTGCCGAGCTTGTCGTCCTCACCCTGGTACAGGCCGTGGAGGATCACACCGTTACCGGTGGCGCCGAGTTCGTGGCGCTCGAGGTGACGGTAGACGTCCTTGCCGGCACGCTTCACGACAGTCCAGAACGTGACCGCGACGAGGCGACCCCATTTGAATTCGGGGATCGCGGTGTCGGCGTCCTTGATGGTGGAGAACGGGCCATCGGCGAAGGTGTCGTCCCACGTGACCCGCAGGTACACGCCACCGAGGGCAGCGCACACCTCCGCAGCTTCCGCCATGGTCGAGTGGAAGTTGTCATCCAGGAGAGCGTTCAGGCGTTCCTGGGTGGGGTTGGCCGTCTTCGACTTGCCGTCATCGGCCTTCGACGCGCCGATGGTGACGGTGATGGGGTCGGAGAACAGCAGATCGGCGGAGGCCTGGCACATCTCCGCCGCGATCGGGATCGGGAGCTTCGTGTTCTCCGCACCCTGGATGGCGGACTTGCCCACGAACCAGCGGATCGGGCCGAGGGAGTGCACCTTCCGGCCACCAGTGTCGGAGGCGAAGAACCCAGTGGTGTCACCGGTGGAGCCGCCACCGTAGGCGATCTGCAGCTTCTCCAGACTGTTCGTCCACCATGCAGACCACTGCCCCATCGAGGGCAGGATGCCATCGAGGGAAGTCGGCGGCCACTGGGTGGTCGAGTCGGAGACGGGCAGCGGCATGATTGCCCTCTCGGTTAGAAGCGGTTGTCGATGGTGAGGAGCTCGTCGCGCCAGTCACCCTCAGTGGTTGCGACGACGTAGCGGAGCATGTCCATGGAGTCGTCGTTCTCTTTCACGGGTGCGTCTTCGCCGTGCTCGGACTTCTTCGCGTCCCACACGTAGCCGGGGGCTTCCTTGATCACGCCGGTGCACCTGTCGGTGACACGCAGCATGGGAATGCCGTCGATCTCGCGGGCGAGGAGCGAGGAGATCAGGCCGATGCCGTAGCTGACCGCGTTCTCAGCCCGCTCGGTGGCGATGTTCTGCGAGGCGTACAACTCGGAGGTGTGCGCGATGGACGCCGGGTCGGTGGAGGCGATGATGCGTTGCGGGCGCATCCCCTTCTGCTCGGGCAGGTGATCCTGCTTCAACCAGTCCGCGATCGTCTTCGCTTTCATCGATGGTGACTGGCGTACAGCGTCGTCGGACACTTCAATGCGGAGTTCGTCGACGAGGTACAGGCGGCGGTCGTAGCCGAGGCCGAGGATGCCGATCGAGGTGGGGTGCTGTGTTCCGAAGTCCATCGCGACACCGAGGAGGCTGTACATCGGGGGAAGCTGCGACCAGGGGATCACATGCTTGCCGGCGTCCCAGCCGTCGTAGATCGCACCTTCGGCGTTGGTCCACTTTCCCTCGATGAACCGCTGGTAGAAGATGCCGGTGAAGCTGGCCTTCATGTCGCGGATGTACTCGGGGGTGAGCGACGGGTTGTCGTCCATCGTGAAGTGGAAGACGATCATGTTTTTCAGGTGGCGGAGCAGGATCCAGCTGATGCGCAACCAGTGCTGTGATGCGCCGGGGTTCGTCGTGGCCAGGAGGCGGGACGTGGGAACGCGCAGACGGGTTTGCAGCATCTCCCAGAACCCGAGGGGCAGCAGGGTCGCTTCGTCAACGTAGGCGAGCTCCACGGTGGCGCCGCGGATCTTCTCTTCCGAGCGGGTGTCGTTCGCCCCGACGAGGTGAACCTGGCGGCCGAGGATGACAGCCATGTTCGAACCGCGGGTGTGCTGCACCTGACCGGCAAGAGCCCCGTACAGGTCTGCGTTCTGCATCGGCTCGATGATGTTGCGCTCGATGGTCTGCAGCGTCTTCCCGACGATCACGATCAGACCAGCACCGGTCGTGCGGTGCACGGCGAGGAAGAACGCGATATTGGCGGACACTGTCTTGCCGGCGGACACAGCCCCGATCCACAGGGCGATCTTTTTCCGCTTGGAGCGGGCGATCGAACGCAGCTGCTTCTTCGACAGCCCGGCGTTACTGGGCAATGTCATCATCGTCCCCGTCGTCGAACTTGCTCAGACCCTCTTCGATGCGATCCAGCAGCGACTCAGCGACTGTCTGCGCGCCATCCACCTGCCGGTCGAGGAACTTCGCGATCTTGTCGTGCGCGACCGCAGCAGTGGTCTGCATGGAGCGGACGGCCTCAGCGGGTGGGAGCGGAAGCTCGTGCTCGGAGTAGTCGTTGCTCATCCCGCCGAACGCGTAGACGATGTACGGCTTCCGCGCCCGGTCCAACTCCTGCTTCGCTACGGCAGCCATGCCAGCAGAGAGGGTGGCGAGCTCAGCGGCCAG